GTCCGGCTGCGATCACCTTGAAGCGCGTCGGGTCGCCGTAGACCTGTTGCTGCCACGGCAGTAGGCTGAAGTTCAAATCAGACATCGGTTATATCTCCAGCATCAATGACTTGCGGCTCTTGCCCCAGGCCAGAGATCGTGATGTTGATGGCGCTTCTTTGCGCCTTGTCTTTCTCAAACATGCTCACGGGCAGCGTTCTGTCCATGCACAGCTTAATCATCGCCGCCTGCGACGGGTGGTCATCATTCATCGCAATTTCAATCGCCTTCGAGACAACATTCGTCCCCGCGCTGTCCAATAGAATTCTTTTTAGTTCTTTTATCTTTTGGTTGTCGGTCTTTTGTACTATCTCAGGCAGTTTGTTCTCGGCCAGAACGTGCATTGGCGTCTTGAACGAACCCTTCGGGCGTCCACGGCCACGCTTGATCTTGGTTTGATTCTCGCTCCACAGCTTTAAGGACGCCGAGTCCCCGTCCAGTGCTTTGTTGTAGATGGCTTTGGCGATCTGGCCGTTGGCCTTGGCCTGGCCAAGCTCAATCTCCCGGCCGTAATGCTCGAGCATCGTTTGCTCGTCGACCCCAATGAGCGCCGCGATCTCGTTGTACGGCAGGCCAATTCCGCTTGTGGACTCAACTATGCGCCGATGCTCGGGCGTCGGGGTGTACTCAAGCGTCTGCGGGGTCATCTTGCGCTTCCAGCTTGGCGTCGTTGCCTGTGAATTGCTCCCATCGCTTGACGATTACGTCGCAATACTTAGGGTCAAGTTCCATCAGCCTGGCCTGGCGCTTGGTTTTTTCGCATGCAATCAGGGTGCTGCCCCCGCCGCCGAACAAGTCCAGCACCGTGTCGCGCTCTTGGCTGCTGTTCTCGAGCATCGATTGCACCAGCGCAACCGGCTTCATTGTCGGGTGTATGTCGTTTCGGTGCGGCTTGTCTTCCCGGATGATTGTGGTCTTCCCCGAGTTTTGCATCGCCTTGATAATCTTGACAAGCTCCTTTTTGTCCAGACTGCCCAGCTTGACGTCATCATTAACAATCGTGGTCTTGTCCCGAAACCCATACCAGCAATGGGCCGCGCCCGGCTTCCAGCCGTAGAGAATCGGCTCATGCTGCCACTGATAATCCTGGCGCCCAAGAACCAATGAATTCTTCACCCAAATCAGGGTTTGCTTTTGCTCCCACCCGGCGTCGGTCATCGCCGTTCGAAAATTAATCCCCTCCGAGTCTGCGTGCGCAATATAAATCGGCCCACCCATTTTCGTCACCGCATAAGCCGCCACAAACGCATCAGTCAAAAATTGCTTGAACTGCGCGTCGCCCATGTCATCGTTCTGAATGGTCATGCCCGTGCCGCCCTCATACGCCACGTTATACGGGGGGTCAGTCCAAACCATGTCCACCAGCTTGCCCTGTGTAAGTTTCTCGACAGCTTCAATGCTAGTCGAGTCCCCACACATCAACCGGTGCTTGCCCAGCACCCAAATGTCGCCAGGCTTGGTAATCGGCTCTGGCCCCGCCTCGGGCACCTCGTCCTCGTCCACCAGACCCTCGATGACCTCCGGCTCGAGCAGCGCGTCCAACTCCTTGGCATCAAACCCCAGAATGTCTAGGGCATAACCGTCGGCCAGCAGTTCGTTCAACTCAATCGTCAGCATCTCGTTGTCCCAGCCAGCGTTCAGCGCCAGCCGGTTGTCGGCAATCACATAAGCCTTCTTTTGCGTTTCGGTCATCTCCGACAACTCAATGGTCGGCACCTCGGTGTAGCCCAGCTTCCTGGCTGCCATCAGCCGTCCGTGCCCAGCAATCACCACGCCTTCGGCGTCCACCAGTATCGGGTTCGTCCACCCGAACTCTTTAATGCTGGCCGCGATCTGGGCGACTTGTTCGTCCGAGTGCGTCCGGCTGTTTCTTGCGTAAGGTATTAAGTCGCCAACGCTGCGCTGTGTGATGGTTATGCTCATGAGGGCGGAATATATCAGAAATAAATTGTTTTTTGATTTTTAAGAGGCGCGGGTCGTTTTTCCATTTTTGGCTTTTTTTGTGGGGAGGGGGGTACATCGAATTGCACAAGCAGCGCCGACCCCCTCCCCCCCATGCAAAAAGTCAACAAACTCAGGGTTTACCCGTTTCTGCTTCATGCAATGTCCATTATGTAAAGTTGACGCAAAGTTATGCACAGAATAAAGCATACCAATGGCAGCGCGTCCAAGTTGTGCACAGGCGTTTGTGAACAACCCATGCCAAAGTCTTGTGGACAAGTATTTTTCCGGGAAAAATCTGGGGAAACAAAAGGGTGGGGGCCGGGTGGCCCTTTCCCCAGGTACCAGCACCCACTCCATCCGCACACCATGTTTAAAAGAAGCGCCAGGCCAAGCATCTCCAATGCCTCGTCAATGCCCTTAATCGGGCGTTCTAGGCGTCTTCAGACAATCCTTGGGGGATGACAAGGACAACGCTCTCAAGCGGCGTAGAAGGCCGCAATCCAAGATTGTAGAAATGTCGGTATGTATCGATCACCTCCATGAAGCCAGCAGACATATCGCCACGGCCTGCCGCCAGCAGGACGGCGCGTTCAGCATCGCCAAGCTGGCGCTGAAAGTATTTAACCGTTGGGCTTGCTTTGCCGACCATCGTTATGCCTCCAAAAAGTTATCCACAGGCTAACGCCATTTCTTTCCATCAACCCTAAAAACCCTGCATCGCCTTGACCCTATGACCCCAACCCTAAGGGTTGGGGGTCAGGGAGGGTCAACTTTGGCGCTGTTTTGCCTGTTTTTGACCCTGACCCTGGTCATGACCCTAGGGTCATTCAGGGTCAACTATTTTCAGCTTATCCACAAGTTATCCACAGGCACTTCATCCACCTTTGCGCATCATCATGGTGCTGGCCTGCAACTCATTCACCATCACCCAGCCGTGTTCGCTGGCCTGGATCATGTTGGACTGGAGCAGCGCGCCGATCATCTTGTCGGTGTAGCTGGGGTTAATCATGTTGCGGATGGTGCGCTCGGCGTTGCCGTCCTGGGCCAGTTTGTCTTTGAGGGCAGACCGACTGAGATATGGCAGTTCATCCCTGACCTCGGCGCCGGATGCCCACCATGCGTTTTCCCAGGTCTTGCGGTGCGCATCGATCTTGGAGTCCTTTTTGGTTGGCGAGGCTGGGGTTTGTGCCTGGATGACGATGGCGCTGGTGACGGGTTGATTGTCCTCGTCGTACCAGCTTGGGATGGTGACTTGCTGGAGTTCGAGGAAGACGGGTTCTGCCATTTCAGCGTCTTTTGACTTGCGCTGCACCAGTTGCATGGGCTGGCTGTCTTTGCCGGGGATGACGCTGATCTCAATGTCGAGGGCGCCGCGCCAGGCTGATGAACCGCGGGCGCGGTGTTGGGCATCGTCGGAGACGCCGGTGTGGTGAACCAAGATGACGGTGCAGTTGAACTCCATCATCAGGTTGCCGCAGGCATCGAGCATGGTCTTGGCGTCCTGGGCGCTGTTTTCGTCGCCTGCAAGGAAGCGGTGCAGGGTATCGACCACGATAACCTTTGGGGTTTCGGGGAGCATCCGCATGTGTTCCAGCACTTTTAGGTAGCCTGCCGGGGTGTTCAAGTCGCAGCCGTGCTTAGAAAGCCACATGTTTAGCTTGCCGGATTTTTGATGGTGCTTCCAGGCAGCGATTCGTCCGCGCAGACCATGGTGACCTTCGCCAGCGAGGTAAACAACGTGGCCGGGGCGCACTTTGTTGCCGCACCAGTCTGGGGTGCTGCTGGCAATGCGCAGGCACCAGTCCAGCACCACGAAAGTCTTGCCGCCGCCCGATGGGCCGTGAACCATGACCAGCGCCTGATCTTGCACCCAGCGTTTAACCAGCCATGAAATGGGGCTTGGCTGGGCTGAAAACTCGTCGGCGGGGATGAGCCAGTCGCCTGCTGTTGGGGCAAGCAGGCTGGCCAAGTCGTGCCCAGCCTGGACGTAATCGTTGGCGTCGCCCTGGATTGGCGGGGTGACCGTTCTTGCGCCGTATTTTGCGCTGGCTTGCTCGGCGTATCTTTGGCCAACGCCGGAGGCGTCGTTGTCAGCCACGATCACGATCTCTTGGGCTGGGCCGTGCAACTCGCGCAGTTTGCCGGTCACGGGCACCAAGTTGCTGGCGCTGTAGGCCACGATCACCGGGCGGTTGGTGGTTTCGTGGATTGTGGCCGCTGTGGCGAAGCCTTCCGCTATATACAGCGTCCCAGGCTCATCCAGTGAGCCTAGTTGCCAAAACTTGCCGCCAGTCTGGCCGCCTGGATGGTACAGCTTTCCGCCATCGTGGGCGATGTACTGGAGGGTGCTAAGTGTGCCGTCCTGATCGTACAAGGGCACCATCAATCGGCCGTCACCAGTAATGCGCGCGCCGTGGACGCCGATGCCCTTCTTGGCCAAGTATGGATGCTCGGGGCTTGCTTGGTTGGCGGTTGACCAGATCTGATCAACCGTTTCGCTGGCCACCTGGTGCTGCCGAATGATCTCAGCGTCGCGCACAGCCTTGGACTCGGCCAGACGCTTGACATGCACCATTTCCTCGGTGTGGGTCAGCTTGCGGCCAATGTCGGCCCGCCAGGTTGCCTCGATGCCAGCCCGCCAGCAACCGAAGCGGCCTGCCGGGATGCCATCGCCAAACACCAGATACCAGCCTGGTTTATCAATGCCTGGCTTGCCTTTAGTGCCAGACTTGAAGCGGTGTATTTTGCCGTCCATCACAATATGATCTGGCGGCTCGAGCCCAGCGGCTCGGATGGCATCAATCAGCTGGGTTTCTGGAGAATCGACGTGCTTTTCGGAGGGTGGTGACCAGGGGCCGCCGAGAACTTTGGACAAATCAGCCATGAGTTACCTTGCGGCTTTCCAAATAGTCAGACAAAGCCTGCAAGACCTTGTGCGTTGGGTTGGCGTTGGGATTGTCGCGTACCTGGCGAATGGTGTTGTAGTGCAGGCCAGTGGCCTCTGCAACTTTTATCGGCATTCTGTCTGAGAGGGCTTGGCGTATCTGTTCTAAGGTCATCATAATTTTCGCTATGTTAAAAAAAATTGTTTTGGTGTGCAAATTGTACGCTACAATATCGCTACACCACAAACAGATTCCCTGACAGTGGTGCAAAAAAGAAGGAGAGCCAGATGGCTATCAATTTGAAATCAACCGGCAGTTTATCTGCCAATGGCGTGAAGTTGCTTGTCTACGGGCAAGCTGGTGCGGGTAAGACCACCCTGGTCAAAACGCTGCCCAATGTGATTGTACTAAGCGCCGAGGGTGGCCTGCTGTCTATCCAGGACGCTGATCTGCCTTACATTGAGATCGCCAGCATGGACGATCTGCGCGAGGCATTCACTTGGTGTCGAGACAGTAAAGAGGCAACTGGCTTTCAGTCGGTGGCGCTTGACAGTATCTCGGAGGTCGCCGAGGTGGTGCTGGCGCATGAGATGAAGAAGTCCAAAGACGGGCGGGCGGCTTATGGTGAGATGAACACCACCATGCAGGAGTTGATCCGGTCATTCCGTGATCTGCCTGGCAAGCACGTTTACATGAGCGCCAAGCTCGAGAAGTCCACGGATGAGATGGGCAAGATGCTTTACAACCCTGGGATGCCCGGCAAGAGCCTGACCCAAGGCTTGCCTTACTTCTTCGACGAGGTGCTGGCGCTGCGAGTTGAGCGCGACAGCGAGGGTGTGACCCAGCGGGCTTTGATGTGCGATTCGGACGGCCTCTGGCTGGCCAAGGATCGTTCTGGCAAGCTCGATAGCTGGGAAGCGCCAGACCTCGGGGCAATCATTGCCAAGATCGGGGCGAAGGCATGAACTTGCCCAGCGAAATGGACGAACTGGCCAAGATGTGGCTGCTTGCCAAGCAAATGGAGCGTGATGCGGTTGAAGAACGCCGGGAGATCGAAGACCACATTAAGAAGCTGGCCCGCATCTCTGAGCAGCTTGACACCACTGAAAGCGTTGGCGCTGACGGCTTTGAGATCAAGGTCGAGGGCCGCATTGACCGCAAGGTCGATTCTGAGAAGCTGCAAATGCTTGCCACTGAGGCGGGTCTTACCGACCACCTCTCAACACTTTTCCGGTGGAAGCCGGAAATTAATTTGTCGGTCTGGAAAGCTGCCGACGAATCAATCACCGCGCTTTTGGCCGGTGCTATTACGGCCAAGCCTGGCCGCCCATCTTTCAAAATCACCCCCAAGGAGTAAATCATGGCTTTCTTAACTGAAGAATTTAACGTCAACGATCTGCCTGTCGGCAAAATGGGCAGCTTTGAGCCTCTGCCTGCTGGCTGGTATACCGCCACCATCAACCAGGCCGAGTTGAAGGACACCAAGGCCAACAACGGCCAGTACATCAAGCTGCGTTATGACATCACTGGCCCGACGCACCAAGGCCGGGTTGTTTTTGGCAACTTGAACATCAAGAACGCCAACCCTAAGGCCGAGGAGATCGGACGCCAGCAGTTGGGCGAGATCATGCGGGCGATTGGCCTGGCGAAGGTGACTGACACTGATCAGTTGATTGGTGGCCAGATCAGCATCAAGCTGGAGGTCAAGCAGGACGATCAGTACGGGGCCAGCAACGAGGTCAAGGGCTTTAGATCGGTGTCTGGCAGTGCAGCGCCTGCGGCCACATCTTTTGCAGCACCAGCGGCTGCGCAGATCAGTGTCGCCAAGGCTGCGCCACCTTGGTCTAAGAAGTAAGCAAAAGAAAGCCCCGGCTTTTAAGGGCCGGGGCAAAGTTCCCAACAGGAGAAAACAGATGAAGATACCTGAGAGCGATCATAGCATCCAATCGCTGATTGACAAACAGCATGAGGCAAAGAATGAGCCGCCTCGCCCGCACTTGGGTGCCAGTACGCTGGGCCACGTTTGTGATCGGTGGCTGTGGCTGTCATTCCGCTGGGCGGTGCAGCCTGAGTTCCCAGGCCGCATCCTGCGCTTGTTTCGCCGTGGGCACCAAGAGGAGGTCAACATCATTAGTGACTTGCGCTCGATTGGTGTGGATGTGCGCAAGGTATCGAGCCAGCACCGGGTGGACTTTGGGAGCCATGTCTCGGGGTCGCTCGATGCCATTATTGACAAAGGCGTTCCAGAAGCGCCTAAGTCCAAGCATGTGGCCGAGTTCAAGACGCACAGCAAGAAGTCGTTTGATGCCTTGGTCAAGGATGGCGTGGAGAAGTCCAAGCCAGAGCATTTTGTGCAGATGCAAGTCTACATGCACGGCACCGGCATTGACCGGGCGCTTTATCTGGCGGTGTGCAAGGACGATGACCGCATCCACACTGAGCGCGTGAAGCTGGACAAAGAAGTGGCCGAGAAGGCGATTCGCCGGGGCCACTACATTGCGCTGTCAGACAGTATGCCGCCACCCATCAGCGAGGATGCGAGTTGGTATCAGTGCAAGTTCTGTGATGCGCATGAGTTCTGCCACCAGTCTAAGACCACCAAGCATGTGAATTGCCGCACTTGCGCTATGGCGACGCCCTTGTCGGACTCGACATGGCACTGTGCCAAGTGGGATGACACGATCCCGCTGGAGGCCCAGCGCACAGGTTGCGAATCGCATGTGCTGCATCCCGATCTGGTGCCCTGGAAGCGCAAGGACGGGCCAAACGAGTTCACGGCGGTCTATGAAATCAATGGCGTGAATCTGGCCAATGGCGATCCATCTCAAGAGGGTGTGTTCAGTTCGCGTGAGTTGCTGGCCAATGCTCCGGCCTGCGCGAGTGGTGATCTGATGATTGCTGATTTGCGCAAGACATGGGATGCGAGGGTGGTGGCCTGATGTTGCGCGAATACCAACAGCGCACCATTGACCAGCTTTACGCTTGGTTTGAGGCCGGTGGCAAGGGCAATCCATGCCTGGTGCTGCCTACCGGCTCTGGCAAGTCGCACATCGTGGCTGCGCTGTGCAAGGACGCCTTGCAGAACTGGCCAGAGACTCGGGTGCTGATGCTGACGCATGTGAAAGAGTTGATTGAGCAGAACGCTGAGAAGATGCGCCAGCATTGGCCAGGCGCACCAATGGGCATCTACAGCGCCAGCATTGGCAGGCGCGACTTAGGGGAGCCGATCACGTTTGCGGGCATCCAGTCTGTGCGCACCAAGGCTTATGAGTTGGGCCACATCGACCTGGTGATCATTGACGAGTGCCATCTGGTCAACCACAAAGACGAAGGCGGCTACCGCACCTTGCTGCTGCAACTCAAGGCGATCAATCCAGCCATCAGGGTTGTAGGCTTAACCGCCACGCCCTACCGCCTAGGGCACGGCCTGATCACCGACAAGCCTGCGCTGTTTGATGAATTGATCGAGCCTATCAGCATCGAGGAGTTGATATTCAAGGGCTATCTGTCAACACTGCGGTCTAAGGTCACCAAGGTCAAGCTCGATGTGACTGGTGTGAAGAAGCGCGGCGGCGAGTTCATTGAGTCAGAGTTGCAGGCTGCGGTGGACACGGATGACAAAAACCAGGCCGTTGTGCAAGAGGTTATCGCCTTGGCTGGTGATCGCAAGGCGTGGCTGTTCTTCTGCGCTGGGGTGACTCATGCCCAGCACATTGCGGACGCGCTTCAACACCAGGGTGTAACTGCCGCATGTGTGACCGGCGACACACCAAAGAAGAAGCGCGATGAGATCATTGCCGACTTCAAGGCTGGAAAGCTGCAAGCGTTGACCAACGCCAACGTGCTGACCACCGGCTTTGATTACCCCGACATTGATCTGGTGGTGATGCTGCGGCCGACCATGAGCGCCAGCTTGTATGTGCAGATGGCGGGTCGGGGTATGCGCACCAAGTCTCAGACCGATCATTGTTTGGTGCTGGACTTTGCTGGCGTGGTGGCCACGCACGGCCCGATCACCAATGTGCAGCCGCCAAAGAAAGGCGGCGATGGCACCGGAGAAGCGCCTGTCAAGGCTTGCCCAAGCTGCGCCGAGTTAGTGCATATCTCGGTGATGATCTGCCCATCCTGCGGCGAATCCTTCCCGCCTAGAGATGTCAAGAAGCTCCAGTTGCGTGACGATGACATCATGGGCCTGGAGGGCCAAGACCTCGAGGTGACAAGCTGGGCCTGGCGGGAGCATACGAGCAAGGCATCCGGCAAGCAGATGCTGGCGGTGACGTATTACGGTGGCTTGAGTGACCCACCGATCACCGAGTATTTGCCGATCTTGCATGAGGGTTATGCAGGCCAGAAGGCGATGGGCCTTCTGGTGAGCATTGCAAACAGCGCCAGCATTGTGTCTGGTGGCCTTAACGTGCCCACCATGATCGACATGGTGCAGAACATGAACAACGCAAGGCCGCCAAAGCTGATCAAGTATCGCAAGGACGGCAAATTTTTCAAAGTGCTTGAAAGGAAATGGACATGAG